AGGGGCACCCAGATTCGCGGCACTAATGGCACATCTAATGGAATTGTGCCTATGTTGAAGGTATTCAATAACACGGCTAGATATATCAGTCAGGGCAGTGGACGCCGTAATGGTTCATTTGCCATCTATATTGAACCATGGCATGGCGATATTGAAGCCTTTTTAGAAATGAAAAAGAATCAAGGCGATGAAGAGATGAAGGCTCGTGACCTTTTTTACGCCTTATGGACGCCCGATTTATTCATGGAGCGTGTGAAGGAAAATGGCAAGTGGACGCTTTTTTGCCCGCATATATGCCCTGGCTTATCATCGGCTTATGGTCAAAAATTCAACACATTATATTGTAAATACGAATCCGAAAACAAGGGCATTAAAACCATGAATGCGCGGGATTTATGGTATAAGATTTTGGATGCGCAGATGGAAACAGGTACCCCTTATATTTTATATAAAGATAGTGCCAATAAAAAATCAAATCAGAAAAATCTTGGCACTATTATGAGCTCCAATTTATGTAGTGAAATTATTCAATATAGTGACGCGACTGAAACCGCGGTATGTAATCTGGCGAGTATTTCTCTCCCTGCGTTTGTAAATCTAGAAACCAAAGAGTTTGATTATGAGGAGCTTCATAAAGTGGTAAAGGTCGTCGCTACTAATTTGAATAAGATTATAGATATTAATTTTTACCCTACTGAGAAAACTAAGCGTAGTAATCTGCTTCATAGACCTATTGGCATAGGGGTCCAAGGATTGGCGGATGCGTTCATACTTATGGATGTGGCCTTTCATAGCGAGGAGGCAAAACAAATCAATAAGTTAATCTTTGAAACTATTTACCACGGAGCATTAGAGAGAAGCAATGAGCTGGCTATACAGCGACATCCTGTTATGAGTAAACTACATAACTATTTAGCAGATGAACAGACGTATTCCTTATCGCCAACGGTGGCATATAATAAAATGACTAATCATGAACCTGTGAAATTTCCTAGGTCATGTCCTCCAGATGATGTTGCACTATATAAACAATATAACCCTATTATAGCGGAATTTCGTAATTTGTCTACTAGGCATGCTGGGGCATATAGTTCCTTTAGTGATTCACCTGCAGCTCAAGGCTTTTTACAGTTTGATTTATGGGATAAAGAACAAGGAGACGAGAGATATAATTGGACTGCGCTAAAACTGTCTATTCAAAAATATGGCCTACGTAACTCGCTTTCAGTAGCGCCAATGCCTACGGCAAGTACGTCGCAAATTTTAGGTAATAATGAATGTTTTGAACCGTTGACAAGTAACATATATAGCCGCAGAACAATGGCGGGTGAATTTATAGTGGCGAATAAGTATTTGATGCGTGAATTGATTTCTCTCGGTTTATGGAATGATAAAATAAAAAATAATATTGTAGCTAATAATGGAAGTATACAACAAATAATAACTATACCGGAACATATTCGTAATAAATATAAGATTGTATGGGAAATGCCTATGAAACATTTGATTGATATGGCATGTGATAGAGGAATATATATTTGTCAGAGTCAGAGCTTGAATTTATGGATGGAAGATCCGAATTATAATACGCTAACTTCTATGCATTTTTATTCTTGGAAACAGGGACTTAAAACAGGAATTTATTATTTACGCAGAAAGGCAAAACATCAAGCACAACAATTTACTATAGAACCTGATAAACAGCCGGATAGTGCCGATGATACTATTTGTGAGATGTGTTCGGCTTAACACTTATATTGAGTCATGCTTTTAGCTATCACATTCTTCATCTTTTCTGCTTCATGTATCTCATCAAGCGACTCGCCTAATGAGATATCGGCATCCATAATTATGTGTTGCAGTAAGGTGACTAGTGGCGAAAGCAGTTGTATCTTCTCTTCAACTGATAAGAGGGGTAGGTTGTCTTTAATAAAGACATTGTTTTCTGTTTCTTCCATATATGTTAGATATGGCTCATTATCATATAACGGCAATTCGGCTTGGCAACGTAATAGTACAATTAAACACATCATGCGGGTGAATTGTCGGCCAAAGTTGTCTTCTGTGGCGGGAAATACATATTGAGTTAGCCATGGATAAGTATTGAAAATGTCTAATGGGGATGATGTGTCTAGGTGTTGAATGTATTGTTCTACATCTTGGTCTTGATCTGGCTCTTGCTCTTCCTCATACTCATCCTCTTTCTTAACATCTGGAATATATATTTGGTAATCCGCTATTTTCGCAGAGTCGCAAAAATCTGTATCTCCAATATCAGACCATTCAATCCCTGACAAATAGCCATTAGTTGCGCTATATGGATTCGTTATAGATTGTTCCTTACCTGGAGAGATAAAGCCGCTACCTCTTAAACTATTGTATTGATTCGTAGCACAATCAACACAATATCCTACAAATACGCCGTTCCACGACCCGTTTCTTGAACACGCAATACACTCGGTTGGTCCTGTGCCTGGTATCATATCTAGTACCCAATCCATGGGGAATGTACTGGTATATAACTCATTGTCATATACGTAATAATTTCTCTTCTCTCCGCAAATTTTAAACTGGTGTGACATTTTAGTGTTTTGTATAATAAAGTAATTAGAATAAATACATTTCAATTTTTTTAAGGGAACCAAGGTTCCCTTAGGAACCCTCCTTCACCTTAGGTGAAAAAGTTGGGTTGACTTAGCCCCCGTGTTTATTATATATCAGTAATATATGTATAAACGAAGAAATACTAAACGACGAAATATTAAACGAAGAAATAAAACAAAATACAATAGAAGAATTCAACGTGGAGGCAATGATAAGTTAAATTCAGGCAATGATAAGTTAAATCCAGACATAATAATGCAAAGAATGCTTGATATTTTTAAAAGAAAAAACAATAGAAATAAAGCTAAGTATGCAAGTGTATATAGTAGTCCATTTAATTTTTCAGAATATAATATTTTATTTGATGATGGTACTTATGTAATATATAATGGTCCTGGCCCAATTGACTCTTGTCTAAGATTTATGTGTTTTTATAAGGACGGGCTTTATATTGTACAAACAGATGGTATTAGTAAATGTGGAGGCACCTCGTCAGGTAATTATATTCTGGAATCATTGAAATTATTTGCCACGAGGTACGGGTATAATAAAATAATAATCCCTATTGACACTTCTGAATTACCGTTGGATTTTGGCAACACAACAGAACATATTATGATAAATTTAAGTGGATTATACTTGTTAACAACTGGTGAAACATGGTATAATAAACACGGGTTTTATGCTGAAATATTTACACCAGAAGAAAACATGGAAAATAAAGAGAATAATTTAAGAATAATAAATTTATCGCTTAACGATTGGTTGAAAAATGTAAATGATAAAGATAAAGAAAAAAGATTTATTTTTCACATATTTTCTAAAATAATTAGAGAAATGGAAAGAACTATGGATAATACAAGTATTAAAGATATATTTTCATTCATCAAAAATAGGATACGAGAATCATGCGACAAAACATGTAATATAGAGGATAAACTAGACTTTTTAGAATATGATAGACTCATCGCATTAGTATGTAATCGGTCCAATCTTAAATTTGGATTAAATGATTTAGTTTTATATGTGTAACGTTATAACAAGCAATATATAATTATAGTATAAATATAATTACGACAGTTCTATATATTATACAATGGAATCAAATATTTTAGTTTTATCATCTCTATTTTTTATTACGAATACTGCCACTGCCTTTATAAAAGAATATTATGTATATTCATTCTTATTTGGTTTGCTTACTACAACTTCTCTCGTTGTTCATTCTAACGATAACATTTATACAAATGTTATAGATAAAATGGCGATATCATCTATTGTCATATGCGGAGCATATACTTTATATAATAAAATACACATTGATAATTGGTTGAATTGTTCAATCGTTATAATTGCCTTTGCTCTGTGTATTTACTTATATATTTATGGATTTATCAACAAAAAATATTGTTTCTGTGATGATAAATGTGTTGCTAAAAAATACCATTTTGTGCTACATATTATAAGCTCGGTCGGGCATCACATTATTATATTTTTATAAAAATTAAAATTAAAATTAAAATTAAAATTAAAATTGAAATGAATATAAAGTATTTTAATAAATCTAACAATACAATGGCAGAGGTAACACGTTATTATAATGCGACGGGCTTGTTTGTAGTAAATTATACATACAACGGTGTAGTGTATGTAGGACCATTTCCGGAAGAGTGGGCAAAGAACCATATTCCAAATACTGGCCCAAATGAATGTGGCAATTGTGTGTATTATGGGTCAATATGTAGTGAGCGAAAGAAAATGTTTCTTGGATATTGTGCAAACTGTGCTAAAGATTATGGTGGGGAACGAGGTCGTGGGTTAATAGGATTTGGCGAAGAAAATCCGGGGATGATGTGTTATCCAAGCATCTATGATATGTATATGAAGGAGGTTAATTTGGAGAGCTTGGACACGAGTGAGGTTTCCAATGTCACAAAAAGCACGGAATTTGATATGTGGTATTATGAATCGGATATGGATATGGATATGGATGAGGGCGAACCGAGTAATGATAAAGTTGTTGTGCGCAATGGGGTCATCTTGGACACTGATGCATATGAAGCCAACATTGCGGATTAAGACACAAAAATTTGACACAAGATGAGATTAATATTGTTTTGTACGGGAATATCCAAGAGGCTCAATAAATATAATGAATGTAATGAATGTAATAAATGTAATGAATGTAATGAATTGTACTATTTAATCAGTACACTCTGAAATATCGTCCTCAGAACTTTTTGCTGCCTCATCATCATCACTTTCCCAGTCATCTATTGGTGTTTTTTGAATATTAAGTGCGGTCCAAGCACTTGGTTCCATCCCCCACCTAACAAGTCGTTCACCTGACCTATCTTGTTCCGTTTTAGACTCCTGGCTGTATGGATACGCAAATCTCTTTTTTTTTTGGACGCCCGTTTTCCAATCAATATTCCAACACCATTCTACATATTTTGGACTTTTATATCCATATTCGTCAGCTGGTTTATACCATGACTCTTCTTCTTCATCCTTCCTATCTTCTAAATCCAATTCCCATCTAAGTAGGTTAGATTCTCTCGTCAACTCCTCAATATTTAATTCGTTTCTGTCAATGAAATCATAATATGCCGTAGATGGTCTTAGAGCCCAATCAACAGATATGTCAGGAATTAGACTGCTGTTTATACAATGCATTGGAAACAACACATTTTGTGATAATAAGTCGCCTTTTCTTAAACATCCTATAAACGCATCAATCCTGTCCAACTCGTCACGGTTAACATTCTCTTCTATTTTGCGTTTTTGATGGTGTAACTTCCTAATTTTCTGCATCATCCCTTGTATTTTTTCTTGACCCAATCGTGTCAGCGTATGCCCATCCCATAAACTGAGGTGACTATGACATGCCCCGATGGTTGACTCAATCATTTTGACGGATTTGTCTATTATTTTTATATCTGTTTTATATCCATTTAAACGCTCAACCTCATTTTCCCGCAAGGCGGAGTAAATGAGCCATTCAATCTTAACGCTTTGCTTCATCTGTTTTTTTTGCGCCTTCTGCCTAATTTGTATTTGTTTTTCCATTTGAGCAAGTCGCATGCGTGTTTCTCCCCCTAGAGCATCACGCTTACACCACACTTTCCTTTTTGACTTGTCTAATCTTTTAGATAACTTGGCATTAACCTGTTTGTAATAATATTGTCTAAGTTGCTGCTCCAACCACTCAGGTTTACCTACCTTTCTCCATTCAACATCGGCCATATAAGTCATGTGTGCGCTAGCTGGGTCAGTCTCATCATATTCAGTGCCAAAAGCAATGAATCCAGGACCACGGTCATCTCCGCATTCGCGATACAACATGGCGCATTGTCGGCAGTAGCCTATTATTACGCCGCACCATGACGCATCGGTCATACAGGCGCTACATTCTGACCCAGTGTTAGAGAGTTGAGAATACGCCCAATTGCGGGGAAATTGTTCGGCGAAATGTATGCCGTTTAGCCAATAGTGATTTGACGGCTTACCTGTTGCGTTGTCCATACACACAATCGGATTCTCGTCTTGAAATATGTGCGCCATTGATAGTTCGGTTAAAGCATGTGTCTTAATAAGTTATGTAAAAAACAATTTCAATTTTTACGGGGGTTGAGCTACCACCAAGCTGAGATACGCTGAGAAGGGGTTGAAAAGTACAAATTGACTTATAATGTAACATAATAATGTTATTCATCTAATAACATTAATGCCATTGCTGAATAATTATGTAAATCTAGTAGTGTATCTCTAATCCCTTCATCATTTATTAAGTTTACACCATTTTTTGTTATAGACATAGTACGATGTAACTTATCTTCTATTCGCATCAGAACACCAATAACTCCATATTTAGCAAAGGCGTCACCATAATCAATATTTTTTTTTGTGAATAATTCCAATGCCTCATTCTGAATTTTTTTCATTTGTTCAACTCTATCCATTCTGTAATAAATAATATAAATAATCTCTTTATATTATTTTATGATACACATTAATGTTGATGAACGTTAAAGAGTGTTAAAGAGTGTCCTTGTACTGTCGCAAGCACTTCTCCACTGCGTCCTTAATCGGCGACACGTTGGGGCAACATTCCTCCAACCGACTCGTGTCTAACATATTATTTGACCTATCCGACGCAATAATCTTACGCTGCTCCTCCTGGCTAAAATTCTTCCATGTAAACGCAGGGTCTACAATATCCCTATACATGGTCAAGATTTCATTATGGCTAATCACCCCAGGATTGGTGAGATTCATTGTACCTACCAATTTTCGCCGCATCATGTCCACTACAATCGGCAACAACTCTGGTAAAACAGTCATAGAATTAGGAATAGAACAGATATTCTCATATGTGGTAATCTTAGTAATAAAATTCCGCCCATTCTTCTCTCCAGTAATAGGCATTCTAATACGTAAGTTCAAGACTTCATCCGAATATAAGTGCATTAACCTATCAGTAAATCCCTTCACCACTGAATAGGATGACCCGAAAAAATTAGGCAATGAGTTTTCGTTAAACCCGTCACCACTATCTAAAGCGTGTTCTTCATCATACTTAAAAATACATCCTGTTCCCAAATAAGTATAATGAATATTCTTTCGCTTAGCAATTTCGCAAAGAAGCAAAGGAGAGAAAAGATTATCTCTCACATTCTCAACCAACTTCCCTTCCTGCTCCAAATAATCAATCGTGGAAAAAACATGGTCTCCAATTTTACCATGGGTTCTTCCGATAAATGATACAATATGTGTAGGCGCGACACGGTCAATCTCAGCGAGCAATTCATTTTCATTATCTATGCGCGCTTGACCTATATGAAACAAATCCTTATTGCCCTCATCAATAATCTTTACAAACTGTTGCCCAATCCAGCCCTTAGCTCCGTAAATAAGAATAGTCATAACGTTATCCGGATTTGCCATTATTTATTATATTATTTATTTGTGTTTATATTCATTTTATTGTATTTGTTTTATAATCGCGATATCAAATGGCTAAGCAGGCCTTTTGCTTCATCACAATACTCGCTAATATCAATATCCGAATTCATTTTACAGTAACAACGCAAACAGATAATCGCATCATTTAGCGCATTATGTAGCTTAACAGGCCTAATGCCGAATAATCGCTCATGAAGTCCAATTAGAGCAGTGAATTTATCAGATGGGTTAACCAGACACATTTGCATCGTACAGGCGAGTTTGTTAGACGTTTTAAAATAATCCCAGTTATATCCTAATCGGCGCATTTCAATAATGATTATATTTAAGTCAAACTCCATGTTGTGCGCGATAATGAGGTCAGATGCGTCATATATGCGCATAAAATCCTCAATTACCTCACTAATCGGAACACCGATTGATTTAGACATATCTGCTGTAATGCCGTGAATGTCGCTGGCTATTTTGTCGGGCGCTAGTAATATTTGGTCTGGTAGTCGCACTGTCTTATTATAGACCCTTAATATTTTATGGGTATCCGTGTCATATGACACGATGCCTATTTGAATTATATAAGGGAGGGTATCTAATGGCGACGAATACGGCGATTTCCCCCTATATAATCCGGTGGTCTCAGTGTCAATTGCGGTTATTACTGGCATGGTTGTGTGTTAGTTATGTGCTTTTAGAAAACTAAAAAATTTCATTTCAATTTTAAAGGGAACCAAGGTTCCCTTTGAAACCCTCCTTTCTGTTAAGGTAGATGCTAGGGTAGACATTACTAATCCGCAGGATTTACCGCTAAAATAGGAGCCTTCGGCGCAAATCCCGCGGCAAAATCCCCCGATTTTTGCGTCGGGTGGGCAATTTATGCTGTCAAAATCTAGTAGACCTACACATATTACACCCTCATATATCGTCACAGTTATTTAATATATTATATCAAGTTTAACCCCCCGACGCAAAAACCGCGGGATTTGCGCCGAAGGCTCCTATTTTAGCGGTAAATCCTGCGGATTAGTAATGTCTACCCTAACAAAAAGGAGGGTTCCTAAGGGAACCTTGGTTCCCTTACTTGGTTCCCTTACTTAATAATATTGTTATAATATATGTCAAAAAAAGTGGTAGCCCCACGGTTAAGAGAGGCCAAAAAAGCATATCCACAATCAGCTCCAACAACAGACCAATCTTATTTAGATGTTGTTATTGGAGCGCATGGCGGTGATGATTCTTCTGTTAACTTGTTGAAGGAATGTATAACAATTATAGTGCGAATGAGAATACCATGGGATTTGCCGTCATTTATGATGTTATATAAAAATCTTAGGGTAAACTTTGCCTTAGGTATTCCAGGAACGTCTGCTCCTATGAATAAAATAGGTGATGATGAGGTGTTATCGTCAGACGAATTAGTATTACAAATAGTTATGTCTGCTGCGCAAGAAGAGCGTGACATAATTAATAACTATTTTAGGTCTGGACAACCTCCTCTTCCTACGCCTAAAAAACTATATATAGAAGGTATTCGTCATTCTTTAAGATATATGTGGCATCAAACCTTTCCTGCCGATTTCGCCGCATTACCTGATAAATGGGGCGATGAACTTGAATATATTTATAGTCGTGGACAAATATGGGTATCAAAAAAATTAACACCAACGTCACACGGCATAACATTTACTATTTGCCCAAATTCGGGCGAACGTACGAGCGACTTTCGATCGCATTATGGTCCGGCGTTAGCGTTATCTAAAAATAAAGACGGGTCGGTCACTCCACTCATAAATATTGATGGATGGTTACAAGATTCAAATAATTTACTACAAAACGCAGTAGCACGAGAAGCATTTTTTAGATGGCGTAAAGTAGATGGGGTTCCTGAATCAAACATACAAAAAGCCAGAACGTTATTTGATAAATGCCTAGAAAAGCAAACAATAACATTAAGTGAATGGATAGTATTTTTATACACTTTACAAATATATGATGGAAATGTATTTCATCCCGCATGTAGACCTATAACAAATGCTAAAGGCAAAGACCTTAACCCAGAAGAAGCGGTTAAGGATAACCGTTCGGACAATTATGTCCAATCACAATCACAAGGCCTTTTTGATGAGATGGTTCAAGCACAAAAGGCACCATTACGTAGTTTTAATAAACAACATATGGATTCGCTAGCTCGTGAAGGCAGGGCTAAAATGCGTACAGCGCTAGCAACTGCAAGAAAAAGTGTTATGTTAGACGATGTACTAGAGGAGGATTTACGCGAAGATGATATTTTGAGGTGTGCCTATCCAACTGATGAATCAGTTGAAGAGTGTTTACACGCAGATATGCCATCAGAAGTGTTGACTAGAGAAGAAGTAGTAGAAGTAGATAACAACATGCTTGATGCTGTAACATGGTTTGATGAAAATCGCGCATTAGCAACAAGTGCGGGAGCAAAAGTTGTGGAAAGACCTTTAAAAGAATATGACCCGGATAATGATAAGTTTAGGGTTGAATTTGTTCCCGTACCAACAGAAGCTGGGGCAAGAGACCCAGATAATGATGACAAGTTACTCACAGAAGAAGACGCATTAGAACAATATAAAAATTCTCTACCGTTTAAGCTATCATCGCTCCCAGGCAGTCCTAGCGATGAAACTCTGAAAGCTAACTTTGAAAAAGAATATGGTAACCCTAAAAATTGGCCTAAGGGAGGCACCCGAAAACGCCGAAAAAATAATAAACGATATACCAAAAAGCAACGAAAAATAAAGAAATCTAAAAAAAATAAAACGAATAAAAGAATTAAAAGAATTAAAGGACATAAAATGAGTAAAAGCAGGAAATACTAGATTAACAATAATCCTTACACGGAGCGAAACTACGCCTGTGCCACTCAGTAATCCCGTAAGTTTTAATCCCGTCCATGTGCTTTTTAGTGCCATACCCTTTATTCGTATCTAGCCCATAGTAAGAAGATAGAAGTGGATTATTACAACATAATTCATCAATATAGTCATCCCGCGCCACCTTGGCCAAAATAGAAGCCGCTGCAATAGCAGAGTATTTATTATCTCCGCCTTCAATACACAAATGCTGGACCTGTTCTAGCATCCCCTTGTCTATATTCATCCGCATATATGCTTTAAAATAATTCCCATCTACTAGCAAGAGATACTTTGACAAGGGTAAATCTATTGACTGAGCGCGTATATTAGAAACCGCCTGATGCATTGCCTGTTGTGTAGCTTGTAAAATATTAATATCATCAATCGTTTTTTCGTCGGCAAATGTAATAGACCAGAATAAAGCATTTTGTTTAATATATTCAGACACCTCAGTAATCTTCTGTTTAGAATGGAATTTTTTACTGTCCTTCATTTTACTATGGTCAAAACTGTCATCTTTAGGTAAAACGACTGCCGCTGTATATACCCTTCCGAACAACGGTCCTCTACCAGCTTCATCTATACCAACCTCCATTATATCTGGCGATTCATTGTGATAGGGTAATAATGTTGGTTTTTTAATAGCTTCTGCCATAATATTTTCTATTAATAGTTATTATATTTATTTTTAATATAATAATTAAATCAATTTTATAAACTTTTTTCCATATATATAGAATGAATACAATGTATCAGGCATTATTTTTATTTTTAATCCTATTAGTAGCATTATTATTATGTTCATTTTTAGGTGGTAACTGTAGTAAGACTGTAGAAGGACTAACAAGTAGTGTTAATAGTGAGGATAAATTATTACACGTTGTTACAGGCAGTGAATGCTCTAGTCCAAGTAATTGTGTATATAATCACTATACTCGCGTAACAACCCCTTTATTATTTTTTGGACCCAAATATTCAACAGCAACTATGTATCCTACTAATACTGGATATATGCTTACAGTAGTGTATAGCGACGGACAATATGAGGGATTTAATGAAATTGGAACTTCTGCTATTTCAGACCCAGAAGGAACTAAAAAATATCATGACGCTACATTACTTGGCACAGATGGGGGAACTGCCACAGTTAATATTGATAGTAAGGGAAATATGACTCTTCACGTGACTCGTTTAGGTGGAATATCTACGTTATATACGCCAAATAATATTGATAACACTACTACTAATACGAACACTGATGGGTCAGATAGCAATACAAATACAGGGTCTAGTGTTAGCGCGTCTGATTATAATTCAGTATATACAGCGGCGTATAATGCGGCATATAATAATTTCTTTAACCAAGAACATATCAATTATGATAATGAAAATGATAACCCTGATATGACTACATCAGATTTGTCGTCAATATATTCAAGCTCACTTCCGCCTGGAATTCCTGCTAGCCAAATTCCACGTGGTCAAGAGGATTTATATATATTAAAATCGGAGGTAGTTCCACCAGTATGCCCAGCATGCCCGGCATATCCACCAGTATCTAGTAGTACATCAGGCTCGTCTGGTTCTAGTAAGAGTTCTATCCCACCATGTCCTGCATGTGACCGTTGTCCCGAGCCTAGTTTTGATTGTAAAAAAGTTCCCAATTATAAATCTAGTGGCGGCAGAAGCAATAGTAGCAATATGCCTAATCCTATTGTAGGAAGTTATTCAATGTTTGGCGTGTAATTTCCTGGTTTTAACACACTTCTTATTCATTTGAAATGTCGCGCCTCTTTCACTCTGCGGCACAATTTTAATAATACATTTAGATTTTTTACCATATAAGGGTTCAGTACAACCCTTTTCTTTTTTCTGTTTACTATCTACTTTTGAGTGTGCTTGTATAATCGGTTCAACCTTCATTGTAACCGGGTCAGCCGTACACCGCGACCTAAAGTTTTCATATCGCTCTCTCACATCACAATAAGATAAATGAGATGTTTTCTTAAGCATTTTATTTATTAACTCATGTAAATTATAAACATATCGGGAAAAGGTATCTCGGTTAGCCATTTCGCTCATAGTAATCGGCATCTTTTTATAATTTTTTACTAAATTCATGCGACAATATTTACAAGGTAAAGTATACTGAAGACTAAGCATAAAATCCCGGTAATGTTTTTTATCAGCTGGTGTCGGGGTGACAGGGTAATTGAAGCTCATGGTATGTAAAAAATGCCACATACTGGGTCCCCATACTGAGGTGAGCATTCCATCTCCACTAACAAAATCATTTTTTTTATATGTTCTATTTTTACGTAACGATGTCTTCATACATAAAAGAATATATAATTTATAATAAAAATATAATAAATGTATATTATAATATGAATAATACACCATTTCAATATTACGCAAATGAATCTAAAAATATATGCGCATGTATGATGCTATCTATTATTCTTATTATTGTATTTATAATAAGTCCTCTAAACTCATTTGTATTAGCATCGCGATTTGGTAAAATCATTATATTACTTCTTTTAGCATACATTTTATGGAAAAATTATATTATTACGACTAATTTTGCGACGCAGTCTAATACGACTCTAATGGACGGGCAGTGGACAACAGTAAAGACAAACTTAACATGTAGTTATATTTTCTCTCTATTTATATTTATTCTACTATTTACAGTATTAAGACAAATGTTTTAAAATTGTTGTCTCCGTCTTAGTACGTATTGAACTTGTTCTCACTTTTACTACCACTTGCATAATTCGTTCATAATAAAGACGGTCATTTTTATAATCGCCTTTATTAATTTCTATCAAAGTTCCATCATATTTTCTAAATAACATAACGATATTAAATATATAGCTAAATCTTTAAATTCATTCGTTCAATCAAATTCTTCTTTATAAATATATATAATATGTCATTCAGAAGTGTTAATTTTAAAATGCCTCAACCTCCATCATTTTTAACTAATATTATGAACAATACTGGCGTGCGCATATTAGGCATTGCACTGTTATTGGTAATTATTGCAATCGTTATGTATTATTTTGTATATAAACCATATGTAGAACCTGCGACAAATCCTACATATAAGGCGAATGGTGGAACCGCCAATGACGGGTCAAGTAATAAGCATGCGGAATTAATGATGTTTAGCACAGATTGGTGCCCTCACTGCCAAGCAGCTAAACCAGAGTGGGAAAATTTGAAATCGGAGTATGAAGGGAAGACGATTAATGGATATGTCGTAACATTTACGAATGTAGACTGTACGAATGAAACTCCTGAGGTTGAGGCTTTGATGAATAAATATAAGATTCAGGGATACCCGACTATAAAATTATTGAAAGACGGTCAGGTGATTGAATATGATGCGAAACCGACGAAGGCAACCATGGAACAATTCTTGAACACTGTCCTTTAACACACTTTTAAGAAAAGTGTAGCAAAAAACTTCGTTTACGGGGGCAATCCCCCGTATAAAAAAGTTGATGCAGCTTGTATACCCTTTTCCAACAATTCTTTTCTTAAACTAGATGATGACAAGGCTTCCTTAATATACGAAATATGTAGACGCGATGTATTATAAGTTATTTCATTAGGAATGCTTATTTGTTTTTTTTCAGTATCTACGTTTTCAATTAGTTTATGAATAAAGTGGAGCATATAATCTAATATAGTAGAATCGTCATTTATGTTATTGTTATTAGTATCGCTGTCAACCGTATAATTATTTTTAAGCCCCAAGATTTCATCCACGTTCGTATGTTGTTCTAAACAGAAACTCAACGGGTAATTACTAATTACTCCACCATCCACAAAGCATTTATTATTTTCACAAAAAGGCGAAATGAAAATAGGTAATGCTGCGGTCATATGTAGGGCGTCCATCAGTTGTAACTCTGGATGTGTAGTGTGCGAAATATCTATTGCCTTAAATTCATTTAATTCCAAAGAAAATACATGAAAATCAATGTTGGAATATACAAACAACTCTTGTAAAGTGATTTGGAGAGATAAATCCTTGGCTTTTAGTAAAGAGGTGAATATAACTTCAATAAACTTTTTATCAAATATACCCTTATTGCCATAGGCTTCCAAAATTTGTTTCGCATGAATAGGGAAAGCCTCATGCCATGGTCTATTTAGTATATAATTATTCAGTATTTGCCAGTCAAATTTCATACAAATCATTGCTCCTAGGAAGGCTCCAGCAGAAGTGGCATAAATACTTTCAATTTCCGAGATTTGTAAGTATTTCTCTTTGTCAAGATGTTGAACTGCGCCGAGCGCCATAATTGCATTAGGTCCGCCACCAGATATTACCAAATGTTTGATTGTCATAGTTGATATAATAAATATGTATTTAATTTCATTTCACTATAACTTTACAATATATCAAATATATTTTTTTCTACAATACCTGTAAATTACATGGCGAACATATTTACGCTGGAAAATTTAGAAGATTTTTCAGAAAAGTTGAATATAGACGATTTATATGAGAAAAAGCATAATTATGATATTAGTAAACTCGCCTTATTCAATAAAATCCTGAATCGTATTCACGTAAGAATTAAAACCACGTCTAGACAAAAAATGGACGAGAACTTCTGTTGGTATGTAGTGCCGGAAATTATTATTGGGGTGCCTAGATATGACCAAGGCGCATGTATTGCGTATTTATTAGATAAGCTGACTGATAATGGGTTCATTGCGAAATATATTCATCCAAATACGTTATTTATATCATGGCAACATTGGGTTCCAGGATATGTTCGTACAGAAATTAAACGTAAAACTGGGGTTGTTTTAGACGAATATGGAAATAAAATAGGGGAAGAAGATATTCCTAATGTAGGAAAATCTAGTTCTAGCTCAAATTTAAATGTACCCGTAAATTCACATAACAAAGATTTAGCGAAAAATATTGCGGCAAAGAAATATACACCAATTAATGCATATAAACCTTTAGGCAATTTTTAAAAAAAAATATATTTTTTCTAATGAATGTATATAATGACAGGAGGAAGAAGACAACGAACTGCGCGCCGCACAAGATCCCGCTCTGCTGCTAAGACAATGAGACGTTCCGCTGCCAAGGCAAGAACCGCTGCTCGCATGGCTAGCCGTGCTGCTAGCCGTGCTATGGCTGCGTCCAGAGCTGCTTCAAAGGCAGCATCTAGATCATAAATATTAACGCATTCATTTATAATGTGTAAAATTTAATTATAATTTTACATATTATATCACCTTTTAGGCATAGACATTGGTTCTAAAAATTTAGGTTCTACGCTGTCTATTTTAGGGTTTACTTGTGGTTCTATATTTTGGTAATTTTCTTCTCTAAATTCTAATGAGGAAGGGGAGGGGGAAGGCGCGCCTGTACTAGGAACTGTAGGTCTTAATATTTTTGTTTCTGGGGATGTTTCTTTCGTCATTGTAGTAGGTTGTATTTCTGGTTCTTTAAAGTCCATATTAAGTTTCGTATCATCAGTCATGTTAGGAGCAACGAGTTCTTTGTTGCTAAAATTCATGATAGGGCCCTCTTTATTAGTAGCTGTGATAGGTTCAACATCAGGTACATATAATGCCTCCGCTGATTTTTCCAATGTTGTAATCTGGCGTTGCGTGGTTTCTAAAATCTTTGACTCTACAATAGCTTCAAATATTTTAATCCCCTTTACATAGTTGATTTCACAGGATAAATATAAATCAATAATTAATGACCTGGTCTCCTTTATAATTTCTTGTAAAGACATTTCAGTTAATTCCGGATGAATAATAATGCGTTTATTTTTACTATTAGGGTCAATTACATAAGTAAATAGTTTATTAATAACCGTCAACAATTTCTCTTGTTTTTCATTCGCTGATTTCACTAGACGCCTTATATTTTTAGCATATTCAGCGAATAATGGATTTTTCATGGAATCTCTATATGATTTATGGAACGGTTTATTCCCATCACGGCACCCTGGTTGCGATTGATAATCTCTCAATTTAATATCACTAAACGACTTTATAGTATCGGGCATAGGCGCATCCTCACTATCTGTGAATACGCTATAAAATAATCTCAAATCCGACTCATATTGCTTTCGTGATTCAGGAGACATTCCGAGAAATTTACCAGATTCTGTGTTATAATCCGAATCTAAATATAATTCCATTAATTCTCTAATTCCGGGTTCTTCCATTAATGTTTTGGGGTTTCCCTCCATATCTATGTTAATAGAACATACTTTAGGATGTACTGAGATAGATCCATCAACGTTATCTGAGTTAAAGGTTTTTAAATCCTGTTTCCCGGTTAAATCGTCTATGCGATTAGAACATATGTTTAATTTAAATAATTCTTTCTTTACATGTGGCGGAATTTTATCCTTTTTAGAAAATGGCTGTTTAATAGTATTCCCTTCTTCGTCCTTATACATGTATACTGGATTAATGGTCATGACAATTGCTGCAAATATATGCGCGACCTTTACGTAAAATTTAGAGATTCCTATACATAATCGTTTCTTTTTTAGAGCATTACTTACATTTAATTTATCAACCGCTTCTTTATTGAAAAATACTACTTTGTCTTGCTCCAGCTCATTTACTTCTACACCTTGTTTTACACGTTGAGCTAAATAAGTAATCTCTCTATCAGTGAAATATCGGTCAACAATATCAGAGGTCAATATAACTAAACTGTCGCAATATTCTTTTTGATATAATCTCTGTAAACTCTTGAAATCCATAGTTAAAATATAGTGTGTCGCAATATAGTCAATAATTTGACTGACAGATACATCTTTATCTATACTAGTTTCACTATTAGGTCTTGAACTGGCTTGTCCCATTTAATATACTTGAATATTTAAATTTACGGGGACAAACCCCCCGTAAAAATTGAACTTAAAATATATATGTAAATGACAATAGCACAGGATGACAAGTAAAAAAAGAAGTAATAATACAAATAAAGTAGAATTATGGAATATTTTTGACAATGAAGTCGCCGAGAAAAAGGCGCCTTTAGAGTGTATTTATAGGGCTTGCGGGAATCGCGAGTGTTGTGAATTATGCCAATCTAGTCTATGTTTCTCTGACGAAGGATTCCTCACGTGTACAAATAACAAATGCGGAATTATTTATAAGGATATTGTAGACCAAAGCGCCGAATGGCGATTCTATGGAGCAGACGATAATCAAAATAATGACCCTACCAGGTGCGGCATGCCCATGAACCCATTATTAAAAGAATCATCCTATGGATGCAAAGTTCTATGTTTAGGAAAAACATCCTATGAAATGCAGAAAATCCGCCGTTACACCGAATGGCAGGCGATGCCATATAAAGAAAAGTCGCAATATGACGAATTTCAGCGTATTACTATTATGTCGCAAAATGGCGGAATGCCTAAAATGATTATTGATGATGCTATGAGGTATCATAAAAAAATATCGGAATATGAGTTGACTTTTAGAGGTGATAACAGAGACGGCATTTTAGCAGCTTCCATATATATATCATGTCGTATTAATAACTTCCCTAGAACTGCGAAGGAGATTGCGACTATATTTCATTTAGATGTGACAAGTGCGACAAAGGGATGTAAAAATGCCCAAGTAATCATTAATAATTTAGAGAAGGACATGGATAATACAGAGAAAACCTCCTTTTGTAAAACAAAACCAGAGTCCTTTATTGAGCGATATTGTAGTAAACTGAATATAAACAATGAACTGACCAAACTCTGCCATTTCATCTCTATGAAGATTGAGAAAAACAACTCTATGCCAGAGAACACGCCGCATTCTATTGCCGCAGGGATTGTGTTCTTCATTGCGCAAATGTGTAAATTGAATTTGAGTAAGAAGGATATTAGGATTGTGAGTGAAATTAGTGAGGTAACTATTAATAAATGTTTTAAAAAGTTGGAGAAGATGAAAGATGAGTTGCTGCCAGCGATAATCTTGAAGAAGTATGCTTAATAATTGTGGTGCATACGTTAACGCGTGAATTAAAATAGTTAATATACCTTGTGTAATAGTGTCGTGCGTATTAATTATTTATAAAAAATAGATTACAATATATATAATAATGAATTATTCGAATAGCGATAATAAAGGTGTCTTATTAGAATATAAATTAGATGTTCTTTTTACACCTTTGCACATTTAAAACGCCGATTAATATTGCGTTTAAATTATATAATAAATATATAATAAAATTATATAATTAATGAATAGTTCCTTAGTAAATTATTATGTTACAAATAAAAATGAATTTGTTGGTGAAGATGGACATGAAAAATTATTAGTTGGATTAAAGAAATATATAACAAATATTAATGATACTAATTGTAAAATAGTTGGTATTGATGTTGGTTGTTGTATTGGTGATTATATACCTAACATTAATGCTATTTGTATGGAAAAAAATAAAAAAATATTATGTTTTGAACCTAATCCAGTAAATATTTTAGCGTTAGAACCAAAAATAAATCAAGATAATACTTTAAAATTATTTAAACATTGTATTTCAAATGAAACCACAACAACTTCTTTCTATAATTGGAAAGATAGTAATAACAATAATACTGGAAATGGAATAGCTGGACTAAGAAGTGGAGGTGAAAAAATATGCGATGTTGATGTAAAAAAATTAGATGACGTTTTAGATAACGAATTTAATAACGAAAATATTATAATTAAATTTATAAAAATAGATACTGAAGGCAATGATGGTAATGTAATTAAAGGATTTGAAAAATATTTACCAAAAACGAAATATATTATATTTGAGTG